ATGATTTCCCAGCCGCGCATCATGTCCAGCACGGCGCGGGTCCGCGAGAACGGTGAGTCAGTCGGACCCTCGAAGGTCGAGCTGACGAGATGGGTGCGGATTTGGCCTGGGACTGCGTAGGTCATTGGGTTACCATTTCACCTTGTCGGCCCAGTAGGCGGCAGACATCTTGCCTTTCTTTATGTTAGAGGCATGTCTGGCTTTGAAGGATGCGCGTCGTGCTCGCTCTGCTTCTGATTCTCCTTTTTGTGCTGGCGAGCCAGATACACCCTGCTGACCGAATCGAATAAGTTTCACTGTGTCGCCCTCTTTTGCGAGGACGGCGTGTGATTTTTCGGGGTGTTTTGGGGTGCGTTTGGGTTTGTTGTAGCCCGCAAATTTTTCGCCGCGATACTCAATCATCGTCTTCTTCCTCCTCGTCGACTTCGTCTACATCGACTAGAACTTCTACACCAGTGAAAAGATTACGCATGAAGCCGGCAAATAAATCGGCGTCACTAGGCGTTTTGAAGTCAAAAGTAACTTGGGTGCGACCAGTTTCGGCATCAACTTCGATGTAAGTTGGATAGCCCGAGAGGGTGTGGATTGCCATTACATTGTGCCCAGTTTTACAGAAACTGTAGCTGTTCCAGTGCTTACGAGGGTAAGCAGGTGGATGCGAATGTAGCGGTTGGGCTGATTTTGCACATAGTACATGTAAGTGCCGTCGGCAGTGATGCTGTTGACGCCAGGGTGTTTGGTTACGGTGGTTAGATGGCCGTAGTTGGTGCCGTCGAGGCTACCATCAAAATCAAAAGTAGCCTCCTTTCCACCGCCAGCGAGGCCAGAAACGGTTACTTGGATCGCCCAGTGCAATGCGACGGATTCATTTGCAGTGAAAAAACCGGCGGATGTGCGGGATCCGAGGTCGTAGATGGTTAGTTCGCCATCGTGGATGGTGCCGGTTCCAATGGCCATTGGGATTTAGCCTCGCGCTTTTTTATAGATGTCGCTGTCGGCTTTGCGGGCGCCGCCTTTGCCGGAGACATAGCTGTTGACGCGACCCATGGCCCAGGCAGCCATTGAGACGTTGCGCGAACCACTGGATAAGTAGGCGCCCTGGCCGCGACGATAAACTGCGGCGAGTTCGCCGTAGCTGAAGCGGGTGCCTTCAGCCTTTGCCTTAAGCGCCTTTTTTGTTGCTTCGCTTAACGGTTTTGCGCTTGCCACCTTGTTCAGTCCTCGATTTAGAAACAGCTTTGATATCAATAAACTCGCCGCGCTTGTAAGCCTCGGCGGTGCTTTTGATCTCACGAGCCTTGGCACTTCTGTTTTTTGCACCGCTAAGGTACTTTTTCGGCAATCCGGTTGCCTTGTCTTTGGGTACGCGGCGTTGCTTGTGGGACATTACTTCTTTTTGGCTCCCTTCTTGGTGGTTTTCTTGGTCATTCCGGGCTTGGACTTGCCGCCTTTGGGCATTTTCATGTCGCCGTAATGGCCGGGCATAGCTTTTGAGGGTAGCTACCACACACGATAATTCGTTGTGCCGAGTTTGGCGTAGTTGACGAGGTTGAATTGCTGGAGGCAGAGGTAGCCAAAGGCGTCGAAGGCGTGATCCACGCCGAGGTTTTTATTGGGGAGGCCAGTGTTGGGGGTGTAGGTCAGGGTGCGGAGGGATTTTATGAGTTCCTTGCAGCGGGGGTGGATGATGGTGCGGCGCGTTCCAGTGGCATCCAAGAGTGCGGTGTTGACGCAGGTGATTTTGTCGCGGATTTTCCAGGGGGATTTGGGGCTGGAGACTGTGAAGCCGCTGCGGCGGAGGATGTTGTGGTCGGTTAGTCCCACGCCAGAGGTTTTACGGGCGCCGCCGGTGGGGTCCGGGCAGGCGATGATGCGGCGATCCACGCCGAAACGGCGGGTGACTTCTTCGGCGAAGTCCCAGGTGGTGGCTCCACCCGTCATCATGATTTCGTCGAAAACGTAGAGGGTGTCGTCCTTTTTGACCGCGCAAATGCCGGACATTGGGTCGACGTTGAAGTCCACCCCCAAAAGGAGTGGAAGGATTGAAATATCGGTTGATTCGGGGCTGATGTTGGCGTCGCTGAAGGAGACGGCGACTAGGCCGCTTAGATTCTCGAAGCTGGCCTCAAACTCTTGGCGGAAGGTGCGGGCGTCGAGTTGGGCGCGGGCGGCTTCAATCTCCTCGGGCGGGACGTTGTCGCCTTCGATCGTCGTGAATTGCCAGCGGTTCCAGTCCGTGTCGCCGCTGTCGGCGTATTGCCAAAGTTCGTAGAACCAGCTGGCGGTGCCGTCGGGGGTGGAGATGAACAAGGCCCAGCCCTGTTTGTCGGCGAGGGCGGGGCGGATCACCTCGAACCAGACCTCGGCATCCATGAAGGCGGCTTCGTCCAGCACCACGCCAGCCAAACTGCGGCCGCGCAAGGCCATTGCGTTTTCGGTGCCCTTAAGTTCGATGGTGCTGCCGTTGACCAGCTCGATCTTCAGGTCAGTCTCGTTTTTGCTCTTGATCCACGCCCTCGGGACCAGCTTCTTCATTACCTTCCAGGCGATGTCCTTCGCCATCCGGTATGTAGGGGCCGCGTAGAAGAATGTTTCGCCCGGCCGCTCGATCGCCCCACGCAGCAATTCGATACACGACAAGTAACTCTTGCCGAATCGACGGCCCGCTACCAGCACCCTAAAGCGTTTGCGGCTGGAGAAAACTTCGCCTTGAGCCCATCGCAGCGTTAAGCCGGGCGTTCCAGTCATTCGGGGCTGCTATTTCAGACGGGTACCTTGCAGTGTAGTAGAGGAAATCGAACCCCTCCCCCTTGGGGCTGTGTAACAGTAGAAAGAATTGCGAATGTATCAGTAGGTTCCCTAAGCGGCTTGGTACCGCCACAGACTCCCGAACCCTCCCCCTGGCGTGGGGGAGAGGTGAGAACGATTATCATTCCCGCTCGGGCTCAGTCAGCTGGGAGCGTGGCGCCAAGGCCCAGGCCGCCTACCGCACAGGCGACGGCGAGCGGCAGGCTAGGCGTACAGGTAGCAGCGGCCAGGAGTAGCAGCGCGCCAGTCAATCGAAGGGCTGTCATCGGTCTGGGCGGGGCGGCATTGGGCCAGCCGTTCCCCCTTGCTCTGTATTCTTGCACACCTGGCAGCTAGGGCAAGGTTTGTTACACATTAGCATTTTTTATGGCTGCCTGCGGTCCTCGACCGTGATCTCTAGGCGCGGCGCTGCTGCTGATGCAGCTTCCGGTGAGACTTCACCGACCACCGCGCCAAGGTCGCGCATCAGCAGCTGAGCCGATCCGATCTGACCTTTGCGGATTGCCGCATCGATCGCGCGCATCCGCATGGCTTGCAATCGTGAAACTATGCTCTCGCGATCTTTGCTCCAATCCTGTTCGTTCCACCGCTTGACCTCATCCCAGTCGCGCCAGGCTGTAACTTCGCCGATACTTTCGCGATCAGCATGATCTAGAACCAGTTGACGCACAGGCAGGCCCGTCAACTGCCGCTTGTACAGCCGCTTCCGGCGCTCTTCAATCACCGCGTCAGGATTGCGCCTGCCATAGGGACGCTGCTGCTTTACAGTTTCCGGCTGATCTTCCGGTGCGTCGTTGATAGCTTCCGGCTGCTCGATCACTGCTAAGCTCTCCTGCTTTGGTTCAATCTTAGGCTGTTAGCTTGCGAGCGAGCGAAGCGAGCGCAGCAAAAAGCCCGACACAATGGCCGGGCCTGTGATCTGTAGCGGCGCTGGTCACACTGACCGGAACACCGCCCAGGTTTCGCCGCTGATGCGATGGAGCCGGTAGCCGTCACTTAGACGCAACTCCTCCCATGCTTGGCCCCAGTCAATGCAGGAGAAGGGCCAGCCGTCATAACTTGCTTCCCGGATCCCGGAGTCGGTGAACAAGGCCTGAGCGTAGTCTTGCCCCGCTTGTTCTTCGGTGCATCCTTCGGCTTCGCCGCAGTAGGCATCGGCGAAGTTGTCGCAGTCAATGCCGTCTTGCTCCAGCTCGCGGATCACGTCAGCCAATGCCGCCGAGTCTGAGTCAGCAGCCCAGCCACAGTGTTCCAGGGCTTCGATCCAGTCAGCATCGAGCCAGAACCCAAAGCACGTGCCGTCGCCTTCCTGACTGCCGAAACTGAAGCCCGAAGGGGCCACGTCGTCCAAAGCGTCGAACAGTTCTTCTAGGGTCTCGCTGGCTTCGTTGTCGTCCCAGTCA